AAAGTGGCATTGCTAAAGAACAAGCTCGTTCAGTTCTACCAGAAGGTATTACAGACTCTCGACTATATGTCAACGGAACCATTAGGTCCTGGGTCCATTACATCGACTTACGCTCTGGAAATGGCACGCAAAAAGAGCACATCGAAATAGCACAGCAATGTGCACTTGCATTGAAACCTATTTTTCCAATGATTATGGAGTTTTGCCATGGCGCAGATAGATTATAAATTTGATGAAAAGAATCTTATTACTGAATTTCAAAAGTATATTGATTCAACATATAATTCACATTACTCAAAAGACAAGTTCCAAGCCACGGAGTTTATTATCGATGGTGGCCATGGAACAGGCTTTTGTATTGGCAATGTGTTAAAGTATGCGCAACGTTACGGTAAGAAAGGTAGTAATGAAGACGCACGTAAGGATCTTATGAAAGTTCTTCATTACGCTCTTATTCAGTTGCATGTTCATGACACGTCACAGTAGTAGGTTTCCACTTATACATTAAAAGCCATTCTATTTTTGCTTTGTGATATTCGCACGTCTGTAGATCTGAATAAGTTAGATTATCAAACGTGTGAATTGTAGCACCTATTTGAATAATAATCGCGAATAACAATGGATATATCTTTCTTTATTTAATTTTGTTTTTCTTTCAATATCTGTTTCTTCATAAGGAACATAGAAATTTTCTACTTTGTCATAGGCAATTGCACCATAAAATACTAGTCCTATTAGATAAGTCATGATTATTAAGAAAAGATATATCACGCTGCATACATTGCGGCAATAAGAGCTCCGCCACCCATAATTACACATCCAGCAATAATCATAAACGTCTTAACCTGTTCCCAAAACTCTGCATCTTCTCTACGCTTTTTAATTGCAGCCTGTTTTGCAGCTTCTTTTGCTTCTGCAATTCTTTTAATTCTTTCATCAATAATACTTTGCCAAGTTCCCGGGCCGAATCGAAGATCTACTAGAGTTCTCATCTCTTGCATTTTTTCTTCAACTAACTTAGCGTCAATCATTTCTTGTGCTACGCTATTTATTCCAAATTGATCTGCAAGTCCAGGCTTTGACTTTTTATTCCTGTCTTTTTGCACATCTTCATTTCCGCGAAATAGTCCATCAATTGCGCCAGCTATTTCACCTACATCTTTTGCGGTATCGATATTTGATTTTATGAAATCAACGCTCGCCTTTACAAGCGAGATTCCAGCCAGTATCTCTGCTACTGCCATCTTGATCTACCTTTGTTTTGGTTAGATAGATGTAATTCAATTTTAGAATAAAACTCACTCTCGTTATTATTTATATGTACAAGCGCTAAAATATGTGTTATAATATAAGTATAAATATAGATGATTCAGTGAAGCTGGATGGATGTAGGCTGGACGTGGGGGCAGTACCCACCGCCTCCACCATAAGGAGTCTTATAATGGATGAAGTATTATTGTGGCAGTTTAGACAAAAATGTGTAGAATATATTTGCATCAATAACTACTCAATATATCACGCGAGACTCATTATGATGGGGGCGAAATAGGATCGACAGATACGAGAAGGCAGTGGAGAATCAAAAAAGTAAATGCAAACGATAACTTTGCTCCTGAGATGCGCCTAGCGGCATAATCTCTGGGCCCGCAGGAGCCTCGAAACAGAATCCTGCAACTTATTTTTAAGGAGAAATTATGCCACCACGTAATCATAGTAATTGGACTAAGACGCCAAAGGTAGAATATATTAGCAGTGAATGCTATAATGATCATAGCATTTATCTACGTGAACAAGAAGAAATCTTTTCAAAGGTGTGGGTTCCTATGTGCCACATCAGTGAGATGTATAATAAAGATGACTATCGTACTACACAAATTGCAGGTCAAAATGTAATTGCATGGAATACTGGTGACGGTATTAAGGCAGCATATAATTTACAAATGCAATCACCTGCTGGCAATCAAGTCTCTATTGATAGAGGTTGTGGTAAAAAGCTACACTGTGAAGTCAAACATGGTGGTATGGTATGGGTAACACTTGATCCCAATCCTACACAATCAGTTGATGAATGGACAGCGGGTGCATTTGATTGTATTGCTGATGCTATTGACACCGAAGAGATGGAAGTTTTTCATTACCATAAAGCAGTTATAGATACTAATTATAAATTATGGCATGATACAAACAGCGAATTCTATCATGACTTTATGCATTATTTTAATCGTGTGTCAGGATTCAACGATGAATACTTTGCCAGAAAAAATATACCATTCGATAATGGCCACGTTAATGTTAGTTCATTTACAGTCAACTACGAAGAGTATGATGGGTTTGAGGATAGAGGCGAGCTTAGTTTCCCTAACCTCCCACCAAATCAATGGTATATGGTTGATTTATTCCCTGGATTTAATTTTAATTTACGCGGTAGCGCTTATAGAAGCGACAGCGTCACACCTCTTGGGCCAAACAAAGTACTTATTGAGTTTAGAGGGTATGGTCTCAGAAAAGATACGCCAGAAGAAAGGCAAACTAGAATAAAACACCATAACTCTATATGGGGACCATTCGGTCGTAACCTACATGAAGATTTAATTGGTGTTGCAGGTCAAGGTACTACAATGAGAGAAGGTACCGAATCAAGAAACATTCTACATGGTCGCCATGAAAATTCTACAATTCATGATGAAGTTGGAATGAGACATTATTACGAAGCATGGGGAAATATGTTGGGCGTAACTCCAATGAATCCTTTACAATTTGAAAAGGCAAAGGCTGCATAATGGCTGAAGAAAAAAAGACTGGTGTTGTGGTTAAAAACGATCATAACGAATTCGAGTTGTTGTTAAGATTTTTAGGCAATGAATTAATTGCAATTAGATTGGCAGCAACAAACTTTAATGGTAAGTTGATTATGTGGAGTATTGTCCTTATGATCTTTACGTTTATGATAATGGAGGTTTTCGGTCTGAGCGCAATGCTCGGTTTCGGCGATATGGGATAATGACAAAATTCGGTAAACAATTATTAGCCGCATGGATTTTTTCTATTGGCGTTATAGTATTAACTAACCTAGCTTTTGCTGCTCCGTATTGGGCACAAAAGCCTATTCAATGCGCTTCTCCGGGAGAAGTATTTAATAGATTGGATAGAGATGGTCTCGTACCATTATTTTCTTCTACAGGAAATGCTAAAGTAGAAGATAACATTTATACTAAAATGTATGCTATGTTGTATAATCAAGACACCGGTGCGTGGGCCTTTATAGAATTTTTTGATGAAGAAACAACATGCGTCATAGTAGTCGGCGAAGGTGTAGACTTTGATGTACAAGGCGAAGAAACAAAAGCACCGTACTAAAATGTATTAGGAATTTTAATATGAGTTATAATAGTTTATTATCTTTTGGTGACTTGATACCTTTAAAATTAAAGTGTGATGTCAAGAAGTTATTTGACGAAACGGAAGAGTTCGTCTATCTAAAATACAATCCAAGAAAAGATATAGAAAGATACGGTTTAAGTATTACCAGTTTAGACGGTTCTTTAAATGGTATAGATTTAGATTCTATAAAAGAATATAATAAAGAAAATAATACTGAATATGATGAGTTATCTTTTAATAAATTTACAGATGTTTATAATATTAGTTCAGAAATACAAAAAATAGTAGAACCATTTAAAAATCATATAGGTCGTTCACACATTTTACATTTGGCAAAGGGTGGTTATTTTCCACCTCATAGAGATTTGCCTGTGTATGTAGAACAACAGAATAGTTTAAGAGTATTAATACCTTTGAAAGGTTGTAATCCACCAGATATGTATTTTATGTACGAAGATAAACCATTACATTTTGAACATGGTAGGGCATATTTTTTAAACACAAATAAAGCACATAATCTATTTGCATTTAAAGATAGTTATATGATAGTATTAAATATAAAAACAAGTGAGCAAGTGTATCAGATTTTAGGAAACAATTTCCAGGCGAGTTAATTTGACGTTTTTATATATTTACATTTTGTATTACACTATGGTAACTATTGGAATTACTTGGGGTTATCACCGATGTTTTGCACATAATGAAATAAAAGTAAATTTAGTAATCGAATGTATAATGCTTTATTTTGGATTATTGTGTGGAGGACAGTCTGCATTAAGTTGGTGTGGTGTTCATAGAATGCATCATGCCTATTCAGATACACCACAAGATCCTCATAGTCCATTATATAAAAAATGGTATGAAATAGTTTTTTCGAGTTGGAAAGTAAAAAATATTCCAAGGAAATTTGTAAAGGATCTATATGAAAATCCTAGGGTAATGTTTTTCCATAAGTATGGTTGGCCAATAATAATATCAACATGGGCATTGGCAATATATTTTTATGTCATCCATTATTTAATATCAGTATATCTATTATCATATATATTTTATGGTATGCTAAATTTATTTGGTCACTCAGAAAATGGTCCAGTAAATAAATGGTGGATTAATCTATTTGCACCATTTGAAGGACAACACAGAGATCATCATGAAACAAAACATATTAAATCGTAGTAAAGCAGTTAGAACCTCTATTCTACCAGAAGTTTATAATACAATAAAAGATATACCTGTAGATTTTGACGGTATAACCAATTACAAAACAAATATCATTGAGTGGTTAAAACCAATGGTAGACCTAACAGGCTATCATGTTTATCCACGCAATGGTATTACTGAAGGATTAGATTGGTGGTATAATAGAGAGTTGCGCGGCGTAAATATAAGAGAAGGTGACTATCAATGGATTGATAGTAAAAAGGGTGAAGGTAAAATTGCTTACATTAGTCTACCTAGTTCTATAGATGGAAATATAGATATAGGACCAAAACTTTGTCCTATTGCGCTAGATCTTGCATATGTTGGTAGTACACAAATTAAACCAATTGAGTTAGATACAATCGATTATGCTTTCTATAGTTTAAGTAAATCATTCGGCGTAAGAAATATAAGGACCGGATGGATATTTACAAAGGAACCGGATCCTAAACTAGAGGCATTGACTTTTAGTGCAAAGTATTATAATTATTATGCACATCAAGTTGCTGAAAATATTATAAGTAACTACGATATAGATTATGTACATAATCGTTTATATGATGAACAACTACGTGTATGTAAAGAATTAAACGTAACACCAAGTGACAGTGTTTGGTTAGCAACAAGTACACATAACGATTGGAGCAAGTTTAGAAGAAAAGATAACCTTGCTCGTATATGTTTAGCAGGAGTTTTTAAATTATGAAAAAACACAATTTGCCAACGATATCTAATTTCAATTTAAATATTGATCTTACTAAATTACAAATGGAAACTGACAAGCTAACAGAAAAATTCGTAGATGTTAAATCAGCCAATCCAATGTTATGTGATAATCATATGGAACTCGTAAGTCAAGTTTATGATAATTTTGAACAAATTAATTTAACGACACCTAGTAAAATTTTACCTCATACTACAAGCATTAAAGAAAGATTAAAACGTAGAGAAGAACATTTATACAATGTTCCTACTAAAGATTATACTGGAAGTTATTTTGAAAAAATTATTACACAACTTAATGCTTCTGCAAGTAGAATCCGGATTACAAAACTTGCTTGTAATAAAGTGATACCTTTTCACGTAGATTATGATATAAATTATGCTGTAAGGTGTATATGTCCTATCTATGGTGATGATCAAGTTGTAAATCTATTTAAGCGAGATAATAAACTTGAAGCATATAATCTAGAAAATGGCAAAGCTTACTTTTTAAATATTGGTTATCCTCATGCAGTTGTAAATATGAGTAATAAACCAAGGATCGCATTAATGTTTAGTTTAGATGGTACCGATGATCTGGAAACTATGTGGAATACGTAATTACAAAAAAGAAATTGATATTCTTTTTCAGCAAAATAAATATCATAAGCATGCAAGCAATTATTTAAAATATCCACTATTTGAATGGACAGCCTTTGCACGTATGGGATTTGATCCTCATCTTGTTTATTACTCTGCAGGTATTGAAAGACCTGAATATAATGGCTCTATTCGAATTATGTCTAGACATACTAGAGATATAAAATATAATTTTGGTGGATGGAAAGCAGATTTAACTAGAGGATTGGAAACGCTAGACTTATCAACAGAAATGGCTATTGATTTAGGGTATGATGATATTTGGGTTTCACGTGAAGAAAGTCCTAACTTATTAGAATATTTTAAAAGTAATAGTAAATATAAATGGAAAGTTAATTACGAAAGATTACCAGTTGGAGGAACACAGTATGTCCTTCGTAAAGCGTAAAGTTTTCTTAGGAACAATATCTTCAGTATACGAAGATTGGGCACCTTATGCTGTAGGGTGTTTAATTTCGCATTGCTTAAAAAACGAATTTATTGAAAAGCATTATGAATTTTTAGAACCAGAATATAGACATAAGTGGGATACTGAAGAATTTAATTTAAAGCTAAAACAAACTGATATTCTAGGGTTAACGTGTTATGTTTGGAATCAGGTAGCAAATGATAAAATAGCAAAGCGGTTTAAAGAATATAATCGAAATGGTATAGTTATCTTTGGTGGTCCTAATGTACCAGAAGATAATTTAGAAGATTATAAAAGAAGCTTTGTTGATCACTATATCACCGGTCCAGGTGAACTACAATTTGAAAAAATATTAGATCCATCTGCAAATACTGAATACGTAATTCCAACTCCGTATACTGATGGAATACTCGATACTATTATAAAAAATAATGTTAGTGTTGCTTATGAAACTAATAGAGGATGCCCATATAGGTGTGCATTTTGTGATTGGGGCGGTGTATCACGTAGTAAAATTAAAAAGGTAAATGATAATGATGTGTATGAAAATATAGATTATATTCTAAAACATAAAGTTAAACGTCTTGAAATCCTTGATGCTAATTATGGCATATTTGAAAGAGACTTAAACTTTATTAAACATATTGTTGACAATAAACAAAGAGATGATATGTTATTGACATTTGCTGGATTTGCAAAAAATGGAAGTAAATGGACTGCACCAATTATGAACTTGGTGATGGATAATTTTAATGATAAAAAAAGAAATATAAAAATAAGTTTACAAACATTTACACCAGAAGTTTTAGCCGCAATTGATAGAGATAATATTAAAACAGAAAAACTTTTAAGCATTTTAGATGATTTAGAAAATGTAGATATTAATACGGAATTAATTATTGGATTACCCGGTGAAACCGCAAGTACTTGGGCTGATACTTTATTTAAACATAAAGAGTTAAATATAGATTTTGCGCGGGGATATCCATTATATATTCTACCAAATACACCTATGGCTAAGAAAGAATATCAAGATAAGTATGATATAAAAACTAAAAAAATGATTTTACCAGATGGTGAAATGTTTGAAATGATATATCAGTGTTATTCTTATGACTTAGAAGAATTAAAAAAAATATATTTAACGTGGCTATACTTCAATACTTTTTATAACTTTGGTCTCGATAAAACAATTACCAGAGAATCGCTTGATGAATTCTTAGAATCTCCGCCAAGTGTGATGAAAATACACGAAGTTATAGAATCACTCGAAAGAATATTTAAACCAGAACCTGAATTTTATTTAAAAGACTATGATCTTCATTATCTACATTATCAATTAGGAAGAGGTAATGAACTTGTGTATTTTAAGAGTGCTGGATACCCAATAAATAACTTAGATAAGGAACTTAGAAGTCCTTTTGCGGTGATAACATGAAAGTAGCAATAACTGGTCATACCTCAGGAATTGGTGAGGCATGCTTTAATTATTTTGATTCCATAGGGTTTAGTAGAAGTAACGGATTCAATAATAATAAACCAACTGATATTCTTAATAATCTAAAAGATAGTACAGTCTTTATAAATTGTGCACACGGCGGGTTTGGCCAAGCGAAGATGATGAAAGCCATATTTGATAAATGGCGTAATGAACAAAAACACATTATTAATATTGGTGTTACGAAAGTAAGCGTAAGATGTTGGGAACTAGTGCATGAATCCTATAGCGTAGAAAAGCTGGCCGCGCATGCCATGGTAGATCAATGCCAATCGTTAGAAAGAAAATGTAGAATAAGTAATTTGTGTTTAGGTGTAGTTGAAAATTACAACGGCATCATAACCTATAATCAAATAATAAACACGATAATATATATTATTGATAGAGAATATGAAATAAAAGAAATAGTGCTGTGACAAGTTTTATAAAAAAATCAGATGATAAAATTTTAACTGAAGTGTGGAAGGCGCTAATAGAATTTTACGATTGTATAGATGAACAGGAAATAGCTAAAAAAGTACCACACGGTTATTCAATAAACATTGATGATGAAATTAAAACACCTGATTTTATTAAAACTTTAAAAAAATATTTTAATGCAGATGCATCACACGCTTTAAGATTTTTCGAAATTAAAAATCCTGGGTGGGGAAAACATTTAGATTCCTCGTTGACCGGTGATGTGTATACTGGTTCGTGTATTTGGCCAATAAAAAATTGTAGTTCAGAAAATATTACAAAATGGTATGAACATACAAAAGGTAAAGTAGAATGCATAGAATTAAATCATAGTCAAAAAAATAGTGGTGGTTTACCATGGAAATATTCTGATGATAGCGTATTCACACTTATTGATTCTACTATTATTGATGGCCCAACCATTATAAGAACAGACATTCCACATGAAGTAAATTCTCCTGACAAAACTAGAGTTATTGCATCATGGAAATTAGGAAGTACTAAAAATATATCATGGAACGAGATATGCGATTTATACCAATAGACATACCTAAATTTAATTTTAAACAAAAAGTATTAGACGAGTTCAATCCTAATACAAAATTCTATTGGTGGTCAGAAGAATATATCACTGAATGGGATATTAAAGAAATACTCCATGATCCACCTAAGATGCGTAATGTACACTTAGAGTTACAAGAGCATATTGAAAAATATCTTCCCTTTGATTCAATTACTCTATGCAAATTATCTAGAGCTAATATTGATGTAGATGCACATGTTGATGATAGTTACACATCATTCAAAGGGCCAAAAGATAATTGTAAATTAATTTCAGAAGAATATAGACAGCACCAATTAAAGACTGAACCTTGTGGATACAGAATTTTGATTGAAGGTGATCGTACGAGTTTATATCTATCAGATGGTGAACCTGATGTTATTAATCAAAAATTGATATATGGTAATAAAACATACACTAAATCATGTATTATACCAGAAACCACAGATTGCTTTGCTTTACAATCATATGGAAGTATGCATGGTGTTAATAAAACGCCTGGTGATGATAATCGTTTACTATGTTTTATTATAGGATGGCTTAATGAAGAAAAGCATAATGAACTGATAAAGCGAAGTGAGGAAAGATTTAAAGATTATGTACACTATGCATGAAAATACGTATTGGCCTACGTTTAAAAAAGTTTTTGATTTTTACAAGCCTAAAACTATTGTAGAAGTTGGTACATATTACGGAGGACTTTCATACAGATTTCATGAGCTTTTAAATGGAACGGGCCAAGTTTTTGGTGTACAGACCCCAGATGAGAATAAGCTAATCCATGTGCCAGATTCTAATATGGGTGATTACAGTGTAGGTGAAGCAGACGGGCATATTGATTATAGACTGGGCAAACATGACTGGAAACGCGCAGTCAAGAAATATTTTCCGGAAAAATATCATTATCACTATGACTTTAACTTAGTCATCGAAACATTTCAACAGATGGAACACGGCACATTAATTTTAGATACATCACCTTTTGTATATCCATGGAAGATAGGTTATGACCTTTGCATACTTGATATTACAACAGAAATTGAAGAAAACGAAAAACAAGTAGATTATTGGATTAAGTATGGTAATGAAGGATCAGTGTTAATGGTAGGCGCATGGACACATCAAGATAAATTTTATGAGTTATCTAAAAACAAATATAGTTTTTTGACAAAAGAAATAATAAAGGAAGGTTCTGAGCATGTCCTATTGCGCTTATGAATTAAACATACCAAATTTGGAAGAATTAAAAAATGAAATACATGAATATACTAACAATTTTGATTGGAAAGGAGATTGGCCACCTTGCCAAAACTATAAAAATATAGGACCTAATGTTCTTAAATTTTATAAATTGTTTAATCATTGCTTTATGAATACAGTTAGAATTATAAAATCTCCAGCAGAAACTAATTGGTTGCCCCATATAGAAATTGATCACGGTGGAAAATTTGATAAATTTAAAGGTGAGATAGATAATTCACAACAAATTAATTCAGTAATAAACATTATGGTTGTTAATTCTGTAGAAGATGAAACTAGATTTTATTTTGACAGAGATTTAAATAAGTTTTATCATCCTACTAAAGAACCATTTTCACCTGAATATTCTAGATATGATAGAAAAAAAGATTTAAAACTAATAGATAAATTTAACGTAAATAAAAATCCAGTTTTAATTAATACTGGAACTTGGCATGCTATAAAAAACAATTCCCCTAGAGTAGGTTTATCGTTTTTTGTGCACCCATGGATATCTTTTGAAGCTGTAGTAGATTTTTGCAGGGATAATAATATATTAATAGAAAGATGATTATATTTGAAAACAAAATAATATTACTATTACCAAAAAATGGCACACATAGCATTATGATGGAACATGGCGTTAATCCATGGGATGGTCCTGGCAGCTACACAAGATTAAATAAAAATGATGCATTAATATTTTTAGATGGAGATAGTCCGCATTTGCCGGCAAATAGAATACCAAAAAGATTTGAACATTTGCCTAATTATGCACTAGTTAGAAATCCATGGTTTAGAACAATAACTAGATATTTTTGGACAAAACGGAGAAATTGGTTTAAAGAAAAAATATCAATAGACGAATATGTAGAACAAAAATATTTTCCGGAAAAATTAAAAGGCGATTATATCTATGAAGAATGGGCTGGTACAAGCTGGAGACCACAAATAGAATGGTTTAATGAAAAAACAATAGTTTCAAAATTTGAAGATTATAATTTTAAATTTCATTTTAATGAAAGTAAAAATAAATATAATATTAAAATATCAAAAAAAACAGCGAATTTAATAGGTGATTATTATTTACCAGATATAAAAAAATTTAATTATAATGTACCAGAAGGAATAATACAATGATAATTATTAAAGACAATTTTTTAGAAGAAGATTATTTGCGGTCTTTAATTAATCTTGTTAATAGTGCTGAAAGAATGAAACTAGATTCTACTGGAACTCATGTAATGCAAGCGCGATCAGATTATGATTGGTATATGATTAGCTCAAAAGAACTAAGAACTACACCAATACGTTATCCTCTTCTTGAAAAAATAGATGCACTAACAGGAGAAAAAACTAAAGAAAATCTAACTCATATTCATTTGTTTGCAAAAGAGTTTGATGAAGGTAGTTACTGTGCACCTCATGTAGAAGACCCAAAATTATATGGTGATTGGGCGTTTATGCTATATTGCACTGATGAAGAAGATGGTGCATTATCTGGAGACGGCTTTTCAATTTTACCAAGATATAATAGATTAGTTCTAATGAGGACAGGAACGGTTATGCATAAAGTTGATAAGTGTTCTGGTAGTAGATTAAATATAGCAGGATGGCCTTATGCTACAGATGAAGTTGTAAAAAGGTGGAGAGAAAATAATTGATTATTTTTCCTGATAGAATTTTTATTCTTATACCTAAATGTGGCTGCGTGAGTGTGATGGCTGGATTTGGTGTAAATCCATGGGGTAAGAATATAAAAAATAAAGAAAATGTAGAAGATGCAGTTGTTTTCATGAGAGGTGGCAGTCCTCATATGCCTGCCTCACAAATACCAGAAAGATTTAAACATTTGCCTACTGAAGCAATTGTGAGAAACCCTTGGGATAGAACAGTTTCTCGATATTACCATCTTATAAAACAAACAGGCTCTGATATATCTTTTGAAGACTTTGTTATTAATACACCATTTCCATTTCCGGGTCGTTTTAATGTATCGCACTGGGCACCAGATAGTTGGGTACAACAAAGTGAATACATAAGCCATGACACAAAAGTGCATAAGTTTGAAGAATTTGATTTTTTAGTACATTTGAATAAAACTGAACATAAACCTTATAGAGAATTGTATAATCATAAGTTACAAGACCTAATCGCAACATATTATAAAGATGATATAGAAAGGTTCAATTATGAATTTTGGCCAGAATAACCCGTGTTACGAATTAAATTTAGATATAAATGAAAATTATAAAACTTTAGTATTATCTGCATTTGATGAATTAAAAGATAAAAACAAAAAATATTTACAACCAGAAGCAACTAAGAAAGAGTTTCCAGAATTATGGAATATTCTAGGTCCTTTAGAGCCATGGTTTTGTGAAAAGGTTCGAATCATAAATCATACTACCGAAGACTTAGGAACATCAGCTATACACTTAGATGTGAATGAACACTTACAATATGAAAGCACCAGCCCAGATGCTATTACACAATGTGCTTTGAATATTCCATTATTTGAACCTGTAGGTGATATTACGCGTTGGTGGAGGCAAAAAAACCCGGATGTAATTATGCCATATGATTTTTGGATTGGTGATGGCAATAGTTTAGAAACTCATAAGACTAATAATAATATCTATGATATGGAATGTATATATGAGTTTGAAATAAAAAATAAGCCAGTACTATTTAGAACAGGTATATGGCACAACTGTGAGCAAAAAGCACCACAAATTAGATGCATGTTAAGTTTTCATGCTCATTACACAGTTGATTGGGATACTTTAGTAGCAACAGCAAAAAAATATGATTTAATTTCACTTTAAGTGCATTTTTTAGTGTACATTGCCGTAAAAATAGTGTATAATATATGTATATAATCAAAAAGGAAGAGGAGCCTAGTATGATTAAGTTTGAATTTCAAAATCCAGATCACAACGATACTTGGAGATTTATCATTGCGTTTTGTATGACTCAGCCTGAAGGTACACCTAATGTAGATCTTCAGCGTATGTTAGCTGAACAGTTCGGTATCGAAGCAAGCGAGACTGCTTGTGCACTAGCTGCAATCAGATTCTAGGAGGATTATTATGGGACAAATTATTCTAGGAATTATTTTTATGTTTGCAATGGCTTCATTACCGATTTTGATGTTCATATGAAAAATCCTATTGCAAAATATCTCATGTGTTCTTATGCATACTACAAAGAAGACAATCCTCTTGTCAGCGATGATGAGTTTGATAATCTTGCTAAGTGGTTACTCGAGCATTGGGATTCAGTGGATCATCCACATAAAAAATATATTACTAAACATGATCTTGAAGCGGGTACATATCTTGGTAAGTATCCTTCAATGGTAGCAGGCGCAGTGAGGAGTTATCGTGTCACATCAGTCAGAAGTAATTGATACTCTAGGACATCATCTTGTTGGTGTTATTTGGAATGTAATTGGAAGTAGAGGAGATAAATACAATGTCGAAATGGTCAACTACGGATTTGAATGTAATTGCATTGCATATCGGAAGTGCAAGCATATCAAAGAGGTCGAGAAAAAAATCACTTCTCAATGCACTTTTTAGTTTACTTTCGTGGAAAAATAGTATATAATATATCTATCAAATGAAAAAAAGAGGTTTATATAATGGCACATATGGTTGAAACAATGGCGTACGCGGGTGAGACACCTTGGCATGGATTGGGTGTTCCAGTCTCAAATGATCTTACACCGGTACAAATGCAGGAAAAAGCAGGACTTGATTGGAAAGTTCGCGAAGTTGAATCATTTATTGAATTCGATGGTAAGAAAATGTCAACAGGCCTTAAGTCGCTTGTACGTGAAACAGACGGTCGTATTCTAACAAACGTTGGTGAAAACTGGAATCCAGTTCAAAACGAACAAGCATTTGAATTCTTTTCAGAGTATGTAATGGCAGGTGATATGGAAATGCATACTGCTGGTTCTCTCAAAGATGGTCAAATGGTATGGGCGCTGGCTAAAGTCAAAGACTCATTCGAGATCCTCGGTGGAGATCGTGTTGACTCATACTTGTTATTCTCAAATCCACATCAGTACGGCAAATCAATCGATATTCGCTTTACACCAATTCGTGTGGTATGTAACAACACTTTGACTTTTTCACTCGAATCAAAAGCAGAACGCTCTGTTCGTGTAGGTCACCGTGTAGAATTCGATGCTCATTCAGTTAAAGAACAACTCGGTATTGCGACTATGAAAATGGAACAATACAGTGAAGTTGCAAAGTTCTTGGCTGGTAAGCGCTTTAATCAAGACTCATACATTGAGTATCTGAATTCAGTCTTTCCGCGTACAGCAGATAAGCGTGTACAAGGCAAAGGATTGTCAATCGATACACTTTCACGTAACGCTAAACTTGCACATGATGTTATTGAAACTCAGCCAGGTGCAGAGTATGGTGAAGGTTCATGGTGGCAGGCATTTAACTCTGTCACTTATATTACTGACCATGTACAAGGTCGTAATGCAGACAACCGTCTTTATTCTTCATGGTTCGGCGGTAACCAAGTTCGTAAGAGTCAAGCTCTTTCAAAAGCAATCGAATATGCAGAAGCGGCATAATGTATCGCATTAAAGGATACTTTAGGGATCATACTGTTGTCAGATACTTTACTGACCAGTATGATGCCATAGAGTTTAAAGATATAGTGGATGCTCACTATCCACTAAAAGTCACATTTGAAAAAGGAGTTTATCCAGTGAGAACATTTATTGTTAATGGTTGGAATGCCGTAATGGATGACAGGCGAAATCCACTCAGCAATATTCCAGATCTTCAAGTACGACATCTAGTCATGCAAGTATTAGCTTGGATGTGGTGTATTGTATTTGCATTTATTGTTGGTAGTTGGACTGCATTTGGTGTAAGTGTTATTGCACACGTTATTCTACTTGCAGCTATTGTAATTACTGTCGGAACATTTGAAACAGCTAGACGAGCTCCACAATATTTTGGTGGACTTGGTCGAGGCAATGGCGGAGAACATGAATGAGAAGTATAGATAGAGATGTAAAAGCTATGGCACAAGGTATCGATGCCATTAATGAACAAATAAATATTTTGAGTGGTAATGTTAAGCTTCATAAAGCTGAACGCAAACGACTTGAAAGATTAGAGGCTGTCAAAGTTCAAATGGTCGATAATCCTCAAGATTGCAATAAATTAGTGAAACGATACAAGGAAATGTAAAATGAACGACGGTCCTTTGAAATCAGCACTTGACAACTTATCAAGTCAAGGTGTAATTAGACGTGAATTAGTCACGTATAAAATGAAAAGCGGTAAGATGATTCGTGAAACAGTTTGTAGAGAATATCGATCAGATGGAGATTATACTGATCATTCTATTTCTACTCCTTTTAATGGAGGAAGCACAGTATGAAAGCACATAGTATAGAACAAACTGCGGCCTGGGCTAAAAGCTGGAATATGAAAGGATACGAACACTTGTATCCTGAAAATCGTGAAAAAGCTCGTCAATATGCGATTAAACAAAGTAATGAACGTAAAAGGAACACTGAGTACAAAGACAAGTAAAATGGAGCTTAGTAATGAAGTGGTTAAAAACTTGGTTTAAAAAATGGTTGGCTAAAAAAGAAGCGAATGTACCTAAGTATTTAGGTCGTAAGTAATAAAAAGAGCATTTAGGTGCTCTTTTTCTGTTTACTTTTCTGTATAAATAGTGTATAGTTGTTATATAATATGAAACAACATAAGGAAAAGAACATGCTTAAGTTTAAAACATTTGACATGATACAGGAGATGGCAGCTGTGAATGTAGCAGATCTAGATATGAAATTTTTAAATAGAGCTCAAAGAGTAACATCATTCAATCTGAAAACTGGCGATTTTGAAAATCTTAAATACAAAGCTGAAATACAGCACTTATTTAACAGATCGTTTTTTCCTGATTTTGACTTGAATGATACTATGAAAGGTCAGCCTAATATACGACAATTAAATAAAACAATTGACAAATTAAAAAAAGAAAGTTTTATTAACTACAATAGACTTCACTTCTACAATCTAAAAGGGGTAGGCCCGGGAGAGGCAGCTCTCTACTTTCTTTTAGATGATGCACATCTCGGTGGCGGTGGATCTGCTGGTGTTGATCTCGTTTGTGCAGGTCAAAAATATGAAGTTAAAGCTTGTCTTGTATCAAAAGACGGTAGATCACTAAGTGGATTTAAACTCGGCGGTACTGCACCTGTCGGATCACTTGTTACAGAGTTAGTAAAGTACAAGAAAAAACTTGGATTTACTACAGCAGGTAAAGGTGAGAATGAAGTTAATACTTCTCAAATGGCTGCAATTAAGAAAGCATATCCTCGTGAATATGCAAAGATTGAAGCAGACTATGGTAGAATTGCAGGTAGATACTTTGGTAGTATTCCAGTAATTTTTATCAATAATAACTCAAGTAATAAAGTTGATCCAGAAGATATTGCCGAAAAAACTAGACAACTTAGCGGTGCGGCTGGCGGCGTAGTTGCAATTAAGAAGGTAACTGCACGAGACATTAAAATGCAAGTTGCAACACAAGGCACATTAAAGCCAATGGTGACTGTATAATGGAAAATTTTGGTTCGTATATAACAGAACAAAAAAATACTCATATGACTCATATCGAAGATAAAGTTATCTATGGTGGAGTAAAAGGAACAAGGGACGCAATCATGGCATTGCGTTCTCTTCGAGATGCACTTGGAGGTGTACATGATGGAAACGTTAGTGTTAAATGGGACGGTGCTCCTGCTGTGTTTGCTGGGATTGATCCTAGTGATAAGCGATTCTTCGTGGCGAAGAAAGGGATCTTTAACAAATCTCCCAAAATATACAAGAGTGATGCTGATATTGATGCTGATACTAGTGGCGATCTTGCTACCAAGCTTAAACTCGCTTTACGGTATCTTCCTGACTTAGGAATCAAAGGAGTAATACAAGGTGATTTTCTGTTTGGTCCAGGTGACGTTAAAAAGAGTAAAATCAAAGGTAAAGACTATATTACGTTCCACCCCAATACAATTGTATATGCAATACCAGCAGGCACGGAAATGGCCAAGCAAGTATTATCGACAAAAATCGGAATCGTATGGCACACGGAATATAAAGGCTCGTCATTTGAATCTATGAAAGCTTCATACGGCGTTGACATAACTCGATTTAAATCTAAGAATGTGTGGTCTCAGGATGCAATGTTGAGAGACATGACACAATTTACTATGTCAAAAAAAGACACGGAGGAAGTCAATGCATTACTTAGCGAGGCAGGTAAAATCTTCAATCAAATCAGTGGCAGCACACTTAGGCAGCTTGAAAATAATAAAGAGCTTGCACAAACTATTGAAACGTTTAATAACACATATGTGCGCCGCGGTGAAGTGGTTACTAATAGCCGTGCACACGTTGGGAATCTTTTACGTTATGTTCGTAACAAATATCGTAAAGAGCGTGATAAGCGTAGTACGGAAAGAGGAAAAGCAGGACAAGAAGCAAAATTAAATGAATTGCTTTCATTTTTTTCAGCAGAGAATAAAATGTCTCTTACAAAAATGTTTGATTTACAAAAGTATATCATTCTAGCGAAAATGAAACTTATAAATATACTTAATAAACTAAACAAAGTTCAGACTTTTTTGAAAACAAGAAAAGGATATCGTACAACAGGCCAAGAAGGCTATGTAGCAATCGATAAACTTGGTGGTGATGCAGTGAAAATTGTGGACCGAATGGAATTTTCATTCGCAAACTTTTCACCGACTATATTAAAAGGATGGGATAAACCAGGAAGGAACTAATAATGGCTGAAAAGCTATTAAGGTTTAAAGACCTATACACCGCAGAATATCGTCCAGGCGAAGACGAGCTTACTAACTATCGTGCAATGAAACGTAAGAAACATATGTACGAGGCAGTTAAATATCCTCATATGATGTATGACCCGAAGACTGGTAACGAAATAGAAGTTAAAACGCCAGCTGATCATGAAAAATATACTAAGATGGGTTATACACATGAGAAGCCAAGTGTAGATGAAGCTCTAGATATTCGTCAGAGATTAGCCAAATCTCGTATGTTTAGGCGATATAAGTCAAAGATCAAGTTAGGCCGCGCTCGTGCAAAGCGCCGCATGGCTAAACCTGATGTCTTACGTAAACGCGCTAATAAAGCAGCTCGTACACTCATCCTTAAAAAAATTACTAAAGGTCAAGATAAATCCGATTTATCATTTGCCCGCCGCCAAGAGATTGAAAAGCGTTTAGAGAAGCCTGCAGTTAAGAAAAGAATTGCAATGCTCGCTAAGCGCATGTATAAAGATGTTCGTAAAAAAGAAGTTGAGCGGAAAAAAGGTTAATGATTAATTCATTTAGTAAGTTTCTTGTTGAAGAAGAAAAGCAGGTTTTCTTTACCTTCGGTAGAATGAACCCGCCTACAATTGGTCATGAGAAGTTATTAGATAAACTTGCTCAGAGTTCTCGTGGTTCGTCATATAGAGTTTACCTGTCTCAGTCACAGGATAATAAGAAGAATCCTTTACAGTATGCAGAAAAGATTAAGATTGCGCGTAAGATGTTTCCACGACACGCTAGATCTATTATGTTAAATAAAAAAGTTAAGACAATCTTCGAAGCTTTAACTACGATGTATGATGAAGGCTTTGCAAATATTAATATGGTAGTGGGATCAGATCGTGTAACTGAATTTGAGATTCTTCTTAAACGTTATAATGGCACAAAGGGAAAGCATGGATTCTATAACTTTAGAAAAATTAATGTTATCAGTGCAGGCCAGAGAGATCCGGATGCAGAGGGCTCGGAAGGTGCGAGTGCTACAAAGCAGCGTGAGGCGGCGAAATCAAACGACTTCACGGCATTCGCTCAGGGTCTCCCGAAAAAAGTTAGCAATGCAGATGCAAAACGAATATTTAATTCAGTCCGAAAAGGACTTGGGTTAAAAGAACAAAAAGAATTTAAGAATCATTTACAACTAGAACCTGTATCCAAGGTTAGAGAAGCATATGTTTCTGGAAATTTATATAAAAAAGGCGATGATGTTATTATTAAAGAAACATCACAAGTTGGAACTGTATTGCAACTTGGGTCTAATTACGTAATTGTAGAGGCAAATGGTATGAAGTTTAGAAAATGGCTAGATGATATTGAACCATTAGATGAAGATTATTATAAAGGCCTTTCGAAAACAACTGCAGATAAAAGAAAAGCACATTTTAAAAAACACGGCGATAAACCTGACGATCAAAAGAGTGCATATAAACCTGCACCTGGTGATGCAAATGCTAAAACAAAGTTAAGTAAACACACATTGAAATTTCGCAAAATGTATGATGAACAAAACACAGACATGGCAAAAGCAAAAATTGAAAGAGAAAAAAAGGCAGATCAAATCAAGCATGATCGCATGATGGATAGAGCACGAATGAGAGACACACTTAAAAAGAACAAGGAAACAAAATGATTAGGTTTAGTCAATACCTCTCAGAGGAAGAAAAGAAGGGTCTTGCGGCTAAGGCTGAAAAGTCTGGCATGCCAATCGGTATCCTTCGTAAAGTTTATAATCGTGGAATGGCTGCATGGAAAACTGGTCATCGACCAGGAACAACACCACAACAATGGGCTATGGCGCGTGTTAACTCATTTGTAACTAAATCCTCAGGTACTTGGGGAAAGGCAGACAAAGATTTAGCCGCAAAGGTAAGAGGATAAAATGAAAACATTCGATCAAATTAGAGAAGAAGCTAAGTCTATTGATGAGGCATCGGCCACAGCAGGTGATCATGAAGATGCAGCGCATGCACATAGAACTGCTTCAAAACAACCTAAACAAGATTTAAAAGCAGTAAAAGCTCATGAAAAAGCAGCTGAACATCATGATACTGCCGCTAAGCATCTTAGAAACGGTAATGCATATGCTGCTCAAAATGCACATATCAATGCTAAAAATGAAGCTGATAAAGCTAAAGATCATGGTGATGTTCACTCTAAGAGAGCACATGCTGATACACGCGCGATTGGCGAAGGTTTTGTATCAGCTGCGCAGCGCAAAGCCGTATGGGCATCTAAAGCTGACGGTGGTAAAGGTCATCCAGATAATAAAAAAGAAGCTAAGTCTGCAGATGTAAAGCCTGAAAAATATACAGATGCAAATGGCAAAGTAAAAATCCGCATGGTTCCAGTTACAAGAGAAGATTATACACCAGCACAAAAAGCTGCAAAAGAAAAAGGTAGAATTGGACCTAAGGGCGAAGTTGGAAAAAGAGAGTATGGTTCTGATAAATCAAAAAGAGGTTTTCATAAAGCTCAACGTGG